GGCTCTCTTTCTGGACTAAACATAATCAACCCTCCTAATCAAAATAATCCGCTAGCCATCCTGCTAGCCAGTACAATGCTATAGCACTGGCACTGATACCGATAATAGAAAGTATGTATGTGGTCATGAATTAATCCAATCGTGACTGAGCATAGAAATCTAGGCCGGTCAATTCTCGCATGGTGTCTGCGTAGCTAATGGCTCCAGCCTCCAATACGTCCACAGACTGACTGGCAAATTCGCTAGGATTCCATAGGTAAAGTCTGCCGGATTGCCATGATTTTTCAAATCCGATTTTCTTTAGATCCTTGGCAATCTTACTGCGGCCATCAACCTTGATTTCTACCCATGCAAAACCACACGGAAAGCTTTCCCCATGTTGTTGGATATAGGCATCAGCCATGCGGTATGCCTGTTGCCCGGCCTTATTATGTGCAGTCAGTAATTCCATGATTGGCTCCTATGTTAGTGTGCAAGGTATACAACATTTTGAACGGTCTTGTCCCAACACTTGCGACAGGTCCCGCACTTGCCCTGATTCTCAAAGGCCCTGCAGGTTGCCTGTGCCGGGTCCGATGTTACTGTGCTAGTGTGCTCTGCATTGGGTGCAGGTCCGTCTATCATTGCACCAGACACTCGGACAATCACATTGTCAGGAAAGGCACCATGCTTTCTGACATATTCCCGCACAAGTGCTTTTTCCTTGGTCGGAATCCAGTGCTTGATCTCGGGCGTGGCCTTGCAGACTTGAATAATGCTCTCCAAGTGTTCCATGCTTTGCAGGTCCCCGGAATCATGCCACCGGAACAGACCACTGGACTTGATCCGTTTTTTGTTCTTCATTAATACAGTCATGGCATCAATCCATGCTGGATTCCCTAGGGCCTTGTGGCGTGTCTCTAGTGCTGCTTGAACATTGCCCCAAGAATACGCACCTTTGCAGGCATAGCACTTGCTGCAGACGCTGCCCGGTACTTTCCTAAGCTTACTGCCTGTCTTACAGAGTGTTGCCGGTAGACTGATTGACATAGTAGGCATTTTGGACGTTTCGGACAGTCCGCCAACGATGGTTTCTGCTTGTTTGATTGTTAGCATGATTGATCTCCTTACTGGTTGAGATGAACGCCCAGTTTATAGACTTGGGCAGGTCTGTCCAATTAAAGATTTTTCCCAGTCATAAACTCAAATAATTGGCTATTCACTACCTCCAATTCCCACAGTCTATCTTTTGCCGTATCAATATCCCCATCGTCTAAATAATAATTAATATCAACAATTAGTGCGTTTATCAGGTAAATCCTCCCGGTTACTTCACCGGACTTTGCAACGAACCTGTCTAATGCTTCTTTTAGGCCTTTGTTCATGATTGATCCCCTTACAGTTTAGGATTAGCGGCGTACGCCTTGACTACGCAATGCCCAGTTTATAGACTTGGGCAGGTCAAAAGATTTTATACCCTATTAAATTAAGTCTATTCTCCAGTAACCCTTGCGGCGGCTTGCTTTAAATGCTGAAGCGTTTTTCTCAGCCATTGCCTTGGTAACCTTGCGGCGTTCTTCAATAGACTGCCCAAAGCTTGTTCCGTAAGTGAAGTCCTGTTGTTTTTTATGCAAGAATAAGTGGGCCAAGGCTTGGTCTTCAGTTTCGTGTACTGTACCCGGCCAAGGTTTAATATTGATATATGCCATGATGTTATCCCCTTACAGTTTAGGATGATCCGCAGCACTATTGCCTTGGATTGGTACAGAATAGCACCGATGCTAGAATTGTCTAATGAAAAGATTCTATGCCTGAATAGATTTTATTGATGGCTTAGGCATGGCTAAAGATAGGCTAAAGATCCACAATCACAGACTCTTTCTCTTGTCCATTCAAAAGATCTAATCCACCTATAAGCATAACTTATGGCTGCCTGTGGATAACTTATGCACAGCTTATGCACAGCCTGTGGATAACTCCACGGCATACGCAGGTTTCACGTGGAACATCCCTATAAATTAAACTGATACGGGTATTAATTCCTTGGATGACCCCCGGGGGGCCCCTTTGGGAGGTCGCAGGATTGTAGTCATAGTCCCCCACACAAGAGAGGTGAAATTGGGAGATAGACAGCAGGTAAGTTTTATGATAACATCTATAGACATTATCAATGGTTAAATCCAAAGGGATCCCATCATGTCCAAACATCTATTTCAACCGGGACAATCCGGTAATCCAGCGGGTCGTAAGAAAGGCCAAGTCAATAAATATACTGAATTAAGTAAGCAGTTACTTTCAGAGAAAGGCCCTGAGATTGTACAGATGGTCATTCAAAAGGCCCTTGAGGGTGACGTTACTTGCCTGAAGATGTGTATGGATCGTATTGTACCTGCCCAAAAAGCCATTGAGGTTAAACATGAGAACCAAGATATGGCAATTAATATTGTGGTAGAATCTATTGGACAAGCTGCATCCAATCAACTATCCCAAAAGGGATATAATGTAATTGAATCTACAGTAGGTGTAGTGGATGCTGAGATAGTGGAATCAGAGGATGGAGATTTTTAATTCCCGAGCGGGAAGATTATTACCCAAATACGGTAAATTTAGCTGAAATATTCCCGAACGGGGTTAAGTTTTTTAAATAAGGAAACGTCATGCCAATTGTAAAGTGTAAGCTACCGAATGGTAAAGTTGGATACAAGTGGGGTAAATCCGGTAAGTGTTATGCCTCCAAGGAGAAAGCAGCTAAACAAGGAGCAGCTATCCGTATCAGGGAAGGGAAACAATAATTGCACATTAATGCAAACATATTTGCCTATACTGTACATTCTAATGCACATGACTGAAATAAGCTATGCCAGAAATTAAAGTAGAACTACACCCGGCACAGCTTGAGATCTTCAAGTCCGAAGCCCGATTTAAGGTAGTGGCTGCTGGTCGTCGGTTTGGTAAGTCCAGACTAGCGGCATGGGTACTTCTCATGGAAGGACTGAAGAGTAAGGACAAGGATGTATTTTACGTAGCCCCAACCTTCCAGCAGGCAAAGGACATCATGTGGGGGCCATTGAAGGAATTGGGGAAGGATTTAATTAAGTCCACCCATGAGAATACTGCAACTATTACTTTGATTAATGATAGAAAGATATTTCTTAAGGGGTCTGATAGACCTGATACTCTCCGTGGTGTGGGTCTAAGGTACGTGGTATTGGATGAATATGCATCCATGAAACCCAGTGTATGGGAGTTAATCCTACGTCCAACATTGGCAGATGTGAAGGGTTCTGCATTATTTATCGGTACTCCTGATGGTAAGAACCACTTCTATGAGTTATGGCAATATGCAGGTGGGGATGACCCGGAGTGGGAACAGTTTAGTTTTAATAGTACAGATAATCCCCTCCTTGATCCTGCAGAAATTGAAGCTGCTCGTAAGTCCATGTCCACCCAAGCCTTCCGTCAAGAGTTTGAAGCCTCCTTTGAATCCTTCAATGGTGGTATTTTCAAGGAGGAATGGTTTGTAGTTAACGAGGAAGAACCGGATGAGGGTAGGTATGTAATTGCAGTGGACCCTGCAGGTTTTGAACAAGTTATGAAAGAACGTGGAGTTAAGGGAAGTAAGCTGGATGAAACAGCCATTGCCTTGGTAAAAGTCTATGAAGATCGGTGGTGGGTGAAGGAGATCCAGCACGGGAGATGGAACATTAAGGAAACAGCGGAAAGAATTCTGGATACTGCCATTGAACATGAAGTTACGTCAGTGGGTATTGAAGCAGGATCATTGAAGAATGCACTCATGCCCTACCTAAGTGACCTCATGAGAGTCCGTGGACAGTGGATTGTTATTGATGACGTAAGCCACGGAGGTAAGAAGAAAACTGACCGTATTACTTGGGCCTTACAAGGAAGGCTGGAACATGGTAAAATACAGTTTAATTATGGCTTTTGGAATCGTGACTTCATAAATCAAATGATGGACTTTCCAAATAGCCGTTCACATGATGATCTACTGGATGCACTTGCCTACATTGATCAAGTTTCTGTAGCAGATTTCATTAACGATATTGAATTAGATGACTGGGAGCCACTAGATGCCACAGCAGGATACTGAATACCTCGGATACAATGCCCTTGCTTCATGGGTTAATGACCGTGTGGAGGAGTGGAGAACCCACCGAGACACTAATTATCAGGAAAAATGGGAAGAATACTACCGACTGTGGCGTGGTGTGTATGATCCGGGTGATCGAACCCGTGATTCAGAGAATTCAAAGCTGATTTCCCCTGCACTTCAGCAAGCAATTGAAGCAACTGTAGCGGAAATTGAAGAGGCAACCTTCGGATCTGAGCAGTGGTTTGACCTCCGGGACGATATGTTGGACCAAACCCCGGGTGATGCGTCCTACGTCCGTAAATTATTGAAGGAAGATCTTGAAAAAGAAGGTATTAAGGACGCAATGGCGGAGATTTTCCTCAATGCAGCCCTCTACGGTACCGGTATTGGTAAGATTCTGGTAGAAGAAAAGACTGAACGGTACCCAATTGAACAGCCAATCCCGGGTACAATGGCTACTCAACGTGTAGTGCAGGAAGTTCCATACATTTGCGTTAAGGTTGAACCAGTTTCCCCGATGGAATTCCTAATTGACCCGGTAGCTACCACGATTAAAGACGCTCTTGGGATAGCAACCGAGATGATTAAGCCAAGATACAGCATTGTGGAGGCTATCAAGGATGGAATCTATGACGATGTACCTATTGGCAGCTATTCTGACATTGATTCTGATTATGATTTTGAATCAGGAGTAGAGGAAGAGGACGATCAAGTAAAGATCACTGAATACTGGGGCCGTATTCCCAAGAAATTCATGAAGAAGTCCGAGGACTTTGGTGAATTTGATTATGAGGACGACGAATTGGTGGAAGCAGTAGTAACTATTGCAAATGATTCCACTGTTCTCCGTGTAATTGAAAACCCATTCATGATGAAGGACCGTCCTTTCATTAATTATCAGCATGACAGGGTACCCGGTAAGTTCTGGGGACGTGGAGTTGCAGAGAAAGGCTACAATATGCAGAAGGCATTGGATGCTGAACTGCGTAGCCGTATTGATGCACTGGCATTGACCACTCATCCGATGATGGGTATTGATGCTACCCGCATTCCACGTGGTGCTAAGCTGGAAGTTAAGCCGGGTAAGACCATTCTAACCAATGGAGACCCTGCAACTGTGCTGCGTCCAATGAATTTTGGACAACTGCAAGCCCACACGTTTACTGAGTCAGCAGAACTGGAGCGTATGCTGAGTATGGCAACGGGTGCATTTGACAATGCCACCTCAACTGCAAGTATCCCAAGGAACAATACGGCCAGTGGCATGAGTATGATGCAGGCTGCATCCATTAAACGCCAGAAGCGTACACTCATGAACTTCCAAAATAACTTCCTCATCCCAATGTTGGAAAAGATTATTAATCGGAAGATTCAGTTTGACCCACAGCGTTACCCTGTGATGGATTACAAGTTTATTCCTCAGTCTACGATGGGTATTATGGCCAAGGAACTGGAGATGACTCAGATGGTACAACTCCTGTCTGTAATTCCTCCGGATAGTCCTGCACATAAGGCACTGGTTGCCGGTGTACTTGAAGCCAGTAGCGTACCTGCAAGGGATGAACTACTGCAAATGCTCATGGCCCCGCCTGATCAACAGGCTGCACAGATTCAACAGATCCAGTTGCAGTTGGCTATGCAGCAAGCACAGGCTGATATTGCAGAGACTCAGGCCAAGGCTCAGAAGCTTATGGCCGAGGCTGCAGAAAAGATGCCCAGTGATGTTAAACAGCAAGAAAAGCTACTGGATATGCAGAAGAAGATGTTGGATCTACAGAAGCAAGCAGTGGATATTGAGAACACACGTAGTGAGACGATGCGTAATATTCCTGAAATGGAACTCATTCAGAGTAAGGCCATCCTCAATCTTGCCAATGCACGTAAGAGTGGTGTATAATAATGGGTAAGAACGATAACGATTTCTTTAAGGATAGGCTAAACCTATTTGAACAGGAAGGCTGGAACGACCTAGTTGGTGAACTAGAAACTCTTTCCATGAACCTTAATGATGTTCAGTCTATTCAAAATGAAAATGATCTTTACTTTGTTAAAGGTCAATTAAGTATCCTCCAAATGATTATTAATTTGGAAGATGCTACAAAAGAGGTAATGGATAACCAATAACCAATTGGTCCAGTACCGTTTTATTAACTCCACAATCCATAAGGACGGAGGAAACTATGGTAAATATTGTTGATCCTGAAGTAGAAGGTAGTGTTGCAGAGTTTGATACCGAGGTAGAAACCGAGGTTGAAGCACCTGAAGTTGAATATGAACTTCCCGAGAAATTCCGGGGTAAAAGTCAGAAAGACATTGTTGATATGTACTCAAACCTTGAAAAAGAACTGGGACGCAAGGGACAAGAAGTAGGTGAACTTCGTAAGCTGGCAGATGAATTTCTACGTAGTAAGGTAAATCAACAGGAACCTGAACCTGAAGAAGAAGTGGATTTCTACGAAG